AGTGTGTGTAAACCAGGGCACTCTATCTGAAACCCCCATAATATTATCATCACCATAAGTCATCAAATGAACATTCTTTTTAAATGAAAAAACCTCCTTTTCAGGATTATTTTCGTAATAAGCATATCGAATGTACAAGCAATTAACTATCCCGTTAATAATAACGGTCAATGGCCATCCCGAAGGATTAGACCCAAAAAGCATCATGAGATCACCGAAAAAATTGATGTAGCAAAAGCTAACATCAATAGAAATACCAAGAATAATGTCCAAGGCATCAGCACTCATCCCCAAAGACATACATACCAAATAGATAAATTGGAAAGCAGCCAACATCCAAATACAGTGCATATTCTTATCATAATTCTTGTAATCCCCAGCAATAAACCGGTTCTCACCAAAAGCACAAAGATAATCCTTCATCTCACCCCATTCTCTGCCTTGACAGATTGTTCCTGGGCCTGATTCAAATACATAACGATTGTTCTGGACCACACGAATGAAAGGCAACAAAGCCATACGCACCACCAATGAAAAATCAAAAGGTGAACATACGAACAATCGCGTCTTTCCTATAAGTGCCTTCTCTGGAGAAACAGGTTCATCCTTGAGCTGGCAATTAAATATTGGTGAAGCACGCAAACGATTTTTGTATCGCTGCATAACGCGTTCCGAACGAGCCAATACATCCACATTCGGTTTAAATGCACTAGAATGACCATTCCGAGGAGGTGTCTCCTCTAAGAATTTGGTCTTTTTTGTAAGCCAAGGGAAACCCATACTTGTATTAAAATTCATCTTATCAACATAAGTGACTCCAGCAGCTCCATTAACCGCAGTATACATGTCATAAGCATGAATCTTTTCACCACCTAAAGCAGAAATAACTTCTGCAGCAAATACAACGACTATCATATTCAACACATTAGTATCAACGTTACCCTTCTGATGAGTCATTGAATCTAAAGCTTTACGTTTAGGTATCCAACCGTTCAACATGGGAGCCACCTTATCAGTGGTGTATCCAAATTCACCTGCCTTCTCACGCACAGGAGTGGATCTAACATTAGATTTATAACTTGAACGATTAACTATAACCTCTCCAATTCTCTTAAGTCTACCCGGTGGATTGTATGTCCCTGAAGCGGGATTCAAATCATAAAACTCATCTCGAGCCGCACATTTACGGTGCAACTCGTCCTTAACTTCAATATCTTTCCCGTCAGGATGTCTCAAGTCCAACAATCCATCATCATCAATAGGAATGATCGACATAAACTTAGGTATCAAATTCATGACACCGGCATACAAAGACTGGAAACTCAATTTCAAATCAGGATCAATTACGCTCATTATACCACTCTTGATATTCTTATCTAAATTCAAAAAAGCCATATCTAGATCTTCTTGATAAATGGGAACTGAGCAACCAAAATTTCCCGATTCACTACCCAACGAATGTATCCCCAGAACAGATGCATTTGTATGATCCCACATAGGAGATCCGCAATCACCACATTCTGTGGGGACATCTGGATAACCACACCAACCTGGAACTGGTCCATTAGGACCAGTAACGTTCTTTAAAGTAACACCCTTCGTGTATCTTTTATATGTGACGGTTCCCCCAGGAGCGCACAACATTAAAGTAGTGAAAGCTCGTGCAGTATGTCCCATAAATGGAAACAGTCCCGATATATTACGCAGACTAGCAACAGGAGTCAACTGAATAAAAGCTAAATCTTTATCAGGATGACACCAAATCTGTGAAGACGTCACTGAAACCTGTGTTCCCTGCGAGTAAGCCCCACCAGAACCATATTCAATCTTGGCTCTAAATGAAAGCAAAGGGGCACTCATAGGCAAAGCATGTTTGTTAGTCACAAAGATATTATTCTTAATACCTAACAGACGTATCGTATAATCCTCAGCAGCTGGAATCACAACAGAACTCAGACCATTCCTATGGGTGTAATCAATATATGTCATGCGCATGGTATTATCAGCAACATTCTTTGCCTGAATATCGGCGCCCTTCCCACGACTAGTTTGAGACAGTGGACCACATTTCATGACATCAGCAGCTGCAGAATGCCACGGATTATAACGCTCGAACAAACTAGAAGTAGGAGCACAAAATCCAGACGGCTGTTCAGCACTAGGTTCCCAAGAAAAACTCTCGGGCCGCATAGTTGCACGATCTGTAGAACCAAAAAACGTCTTAAGAATTGCCGCTGCAGCCCCCAAGGCCAATAAAGCCAAAATGGCTTTCTCCATGCGTGAAGCATTCACCAATCGATTACGTACAGCTCGGGCCGTTTCACGTGAAATTATTCTTGTAACAAACGCCGCAGTAAACATTGCAACGAAGCAACCAACATCAGCAAGTAAACTGACACAGCATAAAGGCGTTCGTGCAACATAAACAATAGCACTAACATAATCAGCATATACCCGTTGAAATAATCCAAATATTCCCTGACTAGTTCTCTGAACTATACTATTGTGACTGGAAATTCTATAAATCTCCACACAAATTAAAATCACACGATGTAGAAAAATCAAACCACAAATGCTCAACAAGGCATTTAAAGTGATCATATAATAATCTACTTTGGAAAAATCAGAAAATGAAAAAGCCTGACTGCCCGGCAACATACTAACAGCTGCCAAAGTTTTAGCTGCCATTAATGCACTAGTTCTGGGATAACACAATTCTCCACCAATACAAGGATCATGGTTATCTACATCATCATTCTCATCATCCATAAAATCGAATGGGTTGGTTGATACTGGTTTTGGTGGTTCTTCAAACCTCAATAAATCTCCAACAGGATACACCAAATCGGATGTGATTAAGGCAGAATCCACTTGACGAGGACCAATGTGTGAAACAGCACGTTTAATATCCATACATGAATCACAACCACACATATTTACTGGAAGCCTAATAACACTACTCTTGCAAAAAGGAGTGCTTTTCATCAAGCCCTCATTTTTCAAACGACTATTTTCAGCCTTATCAAATTCAAGCATCTTAGCACCCATAAACTCCAAATATTCTTTCAAAGTTACATTGTCCAAAATAGTGTTATAGGTCACTTCTCCCTTGAAACCCTCTCGAACAACTTCGATCGGTTCCTGCACAGTAAATGTCCACAAGTCCTGAAATTCTCCCTCAATAGCAGGAGGAACTTTAGACGAATCCATTCTACCATCCACCATAGCAAACTCAGGTTTAACGGTGGGAATAGTGATCCACCGTAAACGTCTAGCAGCAGCCATAGGACAATTCAAATCATAATGAGCATTCAAATGCTTAGTATTGGAAATAGCAATGACCAACCGAGGACGGACAGCTATTAAACCCTTAACCTCAAGCGCAGCTGCATTAGCAATATACGGATTGGAAGCACAAATATCCAATAAAATCTTCACAGTCTTATCGCCCTGTGCACTCTTCTTGGTATCCATACGGGCAATATCTTCCATAATTATTGCCCACATACTTGTACTATATCCGTCCATAAATTCGGATTCAAAAGGAAAATTGTACTTATATTCATCACCTGTGGGTAATTGGAACTGTTCAGCATAAAACTTAATCAACATAGTTTCTATTGAAGTTTTCCCAACTCCAGCCTGACCAGCTAACAAGATACCAAAAGGGACCTTACGATCTTTATTAAGTTCAGAACTACACGTGGTAGTAGCATGAGCTTTCACCAACTTTGTCACATATGTGCGAATAGACGCACGACCTGAAGCAGTATCGCATTTATCCAAAAAACTCTTGGATACAGCTTGAGCAGCTTTCAAACGTGAATGATATTCATAATAGGAAAACTTTCCTCCTTTCCCATTATCTAATTGATCCAACAATTGATAACGTTCACTCACTAAGTACAACATGTCCACCTCAGCAAACCACTCATCGATAGATGCTCTTGACGAGAAAATAGTGGAAAAATCTCCAAAATAAGCATTTTTTCCAACTTCAGTTATAAATTTCAAGCTTGCGACAAATGTATCAATAAAACTCGCAGGATTCACAACAAATTTCTCATAATGCTTTTCAACACTCAAAATAGAGTCAATGCTCCATTTTCCCCGAGAATACATAACAGATGCTGCACAGCACATAACTATACTTAGCAGACTCTTAGCAAAGGGATTTTTAATAAATGCGGAAAATGAATCAAAAGTTTGAACACTCTGAAAAACCAAATTTTGACTCTCCCAAAAATCATGTTGCATACCAGGTTCATAACTAATCTCATCATCCATCAAATCATCAGTCTGTTCTTGAGCTCGAGCCATACTCTGATTAGAAGATAAGGGAGCTTTCGAAAATTGAAAATTGGGAAATAATGAACTCAATTTAACGCGTTTAGCACGCGCCGCAACCTTGTCCCCTGCTTCACTCAAAGCAGCATACATTTTAGCCATTCTAGGTTTAACAAAACCTTCCATTTGAGTAACAATTCCCGAGGCATCACCAGGCCATACCTTAATAAACCATCGAATAAAATGGGCTATATGAACAGTATAAGTCTCCCAATTAGAAGCATAAATGATTCCAATCAAGAAAATAAATGTGATCTCAACGAAATCATATGCCATAGATTCTTGTATCCCAAAAAGTGAATATAGACCAGCATGAGGTCCTTGCCAAACATATCTCATGGTACGCTCTTCTAAAGAACGACCACTATGTATCAAACGCAAAACACCAGCAGCTGTTCGATATTTAGCCTCTTCCTCTGACCGATAACAATCGACAGAACCATAATGAAGATCCTTAATCTCACCAGTAATTGGATCAGGAAAATCAGAGATTTTAATCATACAAACCCAATACGGCAAAACATCAGAATCATCATCATTTTTTTGGGTTTCAAGAGTCATGTCTAATGAATGGTCAGAACAAAACTCTTGAAGCATCTGCAAGCAACCAGGAAGTTCACGCATCGACTGATAATATAATGATGAATCGTATCTAGGTCGCTCATAAATGTAAGATAAAAACCAATACACCAATAAACCAAAATGATAACATGCGCTAATAGGAAAAGCAAGCACAAATAGAAGCGGAGATGGTTTAGCAATAATACGCATCAATGATAAAAAACTACAACACCACAATACGAATACACGAATAAATGTGCATATAAACGAAATCAGAGGTAATGAGTAGTACAATATCATCATCGAATAGCGAAACCACTCAAATCTACCCACAATGTAATAATTTACACCAAAACAGGGCAATAAAAGAGCACGAACAATCGAAGTAGCAGCATATAACTCATAATAGGCAAGAATGCAAATACAAGTAACAAACAAACCATAAAGACCACGACGAACATACCACAACCAAACAAATTGAAATTTATCAGGAGGCCGTAACACTTCGACCGGGTCAAGGTCAAAGTAGGTACTATCTTGACACAAATTCGTCAAAGAAGGTACTCTTGTACTAACACTCAAAGGAACTGAAACACTAATCTGAAATGAGACATTTTTAACAGTCATCAATTCAAATCCACAAGCACGAGGGAAAACAGGAATAGAAGGTTCAAACAACGAACTCATTCTACGATCTCTAATCAAAGCAGAAACAATGATCGGTGTATCATTCACACAATCATCAAAATCTTCATCCTCAACGATAACAACCTTACGGAGGTTCATCAGTCGAATGACTGGAAGCGGAGCATTAAGCTCGGGTTCAGCAATTAAGCGCCCATTGATGAAATTTTGGGAAAAAACATCGCTATGGTGTTCAAGCGAAGAGACCTGACTGGATTCACACCTTCCTTGCTCAAGTAGTACAAGGAGTGCTAAGCAGATATATGCACCTAATCTGCAGGTGGTGCTCCGTGTGGCGGAGGCGGTATCAGTATGTGAACTGGGCGGCATGTAGGGGCGGGCACTTTTGTAAAAAGGCTAAACTTCACGGGGTAAACTATTCGTGGAGGGCAGAGCGGCTCACTTTCGTGCAGCATCAACCCCTCGAAAATTAACATAAACGCAGACATCCCATTTTCGGCAAAAGAACGTCGAGCGGGTTGGTTGGACTTGGCTCCAACCGGGCATGAAATCGCAGAAAACTCGACCCGGACTAGTAAACTAATCATACCGTTTTCAGTCTGCGCCGCAAAAGAAACAGCTTCGTTGGTTAGGCCTCATTTCGATCACGTTTTTGACTAAGATTAAGGATGTACTTTCCTTAAAATGACAACAACTGCTAATAAACCAAAAATATAAAAGCAGGATCATGGGGGGCAAACGCCCCCCATACCAGTGGCAATTGAAACTCTATACTGGATGAAGAGTCGGATTAGATCTGTAATAGTAACGTCATCTAAACATAACGGTTTTGATAGCCCAGTAAACTCTGGGGATCTGTATCAATTTTGAAATTCCATATACATGTAGGAATCGGATCAGGGATAAAAATTTACCTGAACTTAAAGATTTGATAAACCAGCTTCTCTGGTAATTTGGAGTTCTAACCACTCGAGGTTTATTCCTCGGAAGATAAGCACACTAACGATATTAGTATACATTTACTGAATCGAATGATAATCACTTAAAATCTCTCTTAAGTTTATATTTATATCATCA